CTAATTGTCTAAATGTTGTATAAGAACGTTTCATAAAATATCAACTCAAATCTTCGTAACTAACAAACATGTCAATATCATTTGCTGCACTTGCTTGTGCTATGATACGAACATTTTCTTCCAAATAAAAACTTGAAGTTTTATCTACTACAATTAGTGAGGAATCTGCTGGAACTGTGATAGTTCTTGCTATCCATTGTGTTGTTGCTGTTCCTACAACGTTCACGCCCACACTGATGTCTGCAGCGTTTGTTCCATCAATATTGGTTGCCCTAATTGTATTGATCTTAAAAACTTTATTGGAACTATCAGTGTTTGTAAGAATACCAACTTGCGTTGTTCCTGTCAAACTAACAGAAAGACTTTTGCCTACAATTGACGTAAGATTAAGAACATTTGGTGCTGTCATTTTTTTAATTAACTCCTATGACTTATTTATTTTTATTAAAGACCAAAAATTATACCATAGGCAATAGATTCAGAACCAGCAGATATTCCAGTTAGTTTTGATCCATCTCCATAATAAGTTACAATTCCAGCAGAGGCAGTTATAATGCCGGCATTGATTGTTATATTTCCCGTATCAATAATATTTCTATTATTATCTATAATGTCATTTCCGCTAATTTTGATTGCCATTTTTAAATCTCCTTAACTGATTTTACTTTACCAAGTTTCCAACCAGATTCTAAATAGATTTTAACTTCTTCTTTTTGAATCCATTTCCACTAACAATTCTCTGTTATCACAGTATTTGAGAATAGTTTTTGTAAAATTATTTTTTTTATATTTTTCAATCGCCTTTACTATTAGACTACCGGAACCCATATATCCATCATTTATGTTTTCTGTTGAATGGATTCCAATATAAATTTTTCCATTAAGTTTATTTTTTATCTTATAAAGATAATGAATTTGTGCCATCGTCGTGTCTCCACTCGGCTTTTAGTTATTTAGTTGTTTCTTAAGTTCTTCTATTTCCTTTTTAAGTTCCTTTACCGCTTCAATCAAAACTCCGATTAAACCATTATAATTAACTGTTTTAAGTTCTTTTGTGATTACAAGATCCGGTAAAACTTCTTCCAGTTCCTGTGCTATAACTCCATAAGACGCTTTATGATTTTCTTTCCAATCAAATTTAACACCACGAAGAGAGGTTACAATTTCCAAAGAATTTTCAACAGTTTCAATATTTTCTTTTAGATTAATATCAGAAGTTGAATTAAAGTCAGTAGCTGTAATTGTAGCAGCACTAAAATTTCCTAGAGAATCACGAACTACAACAGTATCGGAAGTGTTTATAGAAGTTCCCGCAATAGAAATAGTAACCGATGAAGAACCATTATAAGTTGTTCCGGAACTATAGTTAATGAAAGATCCTGCAGTTAAATTACTTAAAGTGCTACCAAGAGAAACACCTGAAATTGTAGAATTTGCTAATTTTCCATTTGTAATTGCTGCACCAACAGCAATATCAGCATTTGTAATAGAATTTGTGAGACTTAATTTACTATAAGCAATTGCTGCGGAAGTTGAAACATCTGCGTTAGTGATACTTAGATCGGCAATCATTCCGGAAGTAATAACACCAACAGCACCTGTAGTCACAAAGGTTTGAATTCCAGTAACTGACGGAATTTCAACAATTCCAAATGCTATAGCAGCAGATCTTATAGTTGAAACACCCGAAGTTGAACCATTAAATCTTACTCCACTATTGCCAAAAGTAGGTAATGTTAAAGTTTTATTAGTAAGTGTTTGAGAATCTGATGTTCCAACAATGTCACCTGTTGGTGCTGTTTTTCCATTTAAACGAGCAGCATTTAAGTTAGCAACAACAGTGTCTGATAAAACTTGAAAGGGTGCAGTTCCTGATGCCACTGTTGAAATAAATCTTGATCCTTGTATGTTTCCAGAAACAGTTAAATTACCGGATCCTTTTATATTTCCAGATACATCTAATTTTTCTGTTGGAGTATTTGTAGAAATTCCAACATTTCCACTTAATCTATAGATATCACCACCACTAATTGACCAAGTTTCTGTAGAAGCGTCTACTAAAGGAGATCCATTTAAATATAAATTACCTTGAAAATTTGCATCACCAACAACTTCCAATTTGTATCCAGGATTTGTTGTTCCAATTCCAACATATGGAGTTGACGTTGTTGCAATTCCTATATTCTTAGTTATATTGTCAACTTCTAAGAAAGAACCAAATTGGGAAAGTTCTCTATTTTTCTGTGCCATTTTAGTTTCCTCTTATAATTGATTATAAACAACAAGTTCTACAATCTCACCACCGAAACAAGGATCGTTCAAATAAACATTCGAACCATCTGGTGCAGTAAATTCGGAAAATGCTGATGGCGGAGGAACTAAACGAACACCATTAATATAAACGTCAATTAATCCAGTCTCATATGTTGCAGAAAAAGCAGTTGATCCAATACCAGCAGAATAAACTGTTGAAGTTCTTGGTGATACCACATTTTTCCAAGTAACTCCGGTTCCAATTGAAGCTAAATATTGATCTACAGATCCTACAGAAGATCCGATACTTAAAGTTCCATTTATAACAATATTATTAACAGTCGTGATACCAGATATTATTATACTGGTTGCTCCTATACCACCATTAACTGTTAATTTTTCACTTACTACAGTGGTTCCGATTCCCACAAGATTTGTATCTTGATCTGCAAAAATAAGATTACTATTTACTTCTAATCCGTGTTTGACTACGAAGTTTTTGTTTGCCATTCGGTTTCCCTATCCACCGATTTGTTTCTATTATTTATGTGTTCTAAATAATAGAAAGACAACCATAATGAAATAAAAATGGCAACTGAAGTACTTACTGGATACTTTGCAAAAGCAGAAGATTTTACACTATATTCAAATAATACAGGTCAAAACGTAAGACTTATATTTAACTATTTGTCAATTGAAGGAAGTGGTACAAATGAAGTCAGAGTTACCACACCAGCTCAAACAAATCAAACTCCTTCGTTTGATGATGAAGGAAACGCTATTCTATTAGAAACTGTTGTTCCTGCATCTTATGTTCAATTACCGAACCTACCAGACACTGATAGAGATTGGATAGAAGGAATCGTTGGAAAGCAACTCAGCTCTTCTTCTCTAAATTATGATTGGTATTACAGACAATATTGGAAATTCGATAGAAGAAAAGACTGGGGTGGTGATAATCAATATGGATACATGTTTTTAACTTCATCAAAAGATCTTGGGGGGAGAGGTTTTGAATTTTTTGGTGAAGATAGGAACTGGTGGAAAAAGTATGGAAGAACTATGGAAATACCTTTTCCAATCGAATATTATCTTAAACCAAATCAATCTTTAGTTTTTGTTGGAAGAAAAAGACAGGCAAGAGGAAAAAGAAAAAATCAATTAGTGCCATTATCCCCTCAGCAAATTACATATAACGTTTTAGTTATGACTGAGGGTGGTTGCTAATAAATTAATAAAAAAATAATTTATCCGATGGATAAAACCATCGGATTTTTTTATTGTCAGATTGGGAGGGCAAATCCCCGAGTTGAGAATGGGAAAGGAGAATAGTCTTGACCAACAATCACTTCATAATCAATTTTGTTAGTTGCAATATTATAAGTAACGTTAATTCCGCATTGATCACCAATCATATTTTTTACTACATCTATAACTCTTGATGTAGTATGATAAAGATTAGTTGTTCCCTCAGGAAGATCATCAGTTGTTGCTAAAGAAAGAGCCTTATTAATTGAAGACCATCCAAGAACTCCAGGTGATATTGAATAAAGAATGCTATTTGCAGCGCCAACTACATTTGGAAGAGACCACACAACATTTGATGCAATAGAATCCGGTGCCTTAAATGCAACATAATTTGCTCTAGATGCGTTATAAAAACGAATTTCTCCAGTAAAACCAGCATTTCCTACATTATCAAAAGAAATGCCAGATAAAATAGTTGCGGTATTAATACCAACACTACCATCAATATCAATAATAAATGGAGTTGTATCTCCGGAAGAATTTTCAATTCTTACAATCTCTCCGGAACCAGTTGTTGAATTAACATAAATTGATCTTTCTGTTGTTGAATAAATTTCAAATTTGGATAAAGGATCTGTTGATCCAATACTCATTCGACCGGAACGAGTGAAATTAATATCGGAAATTTGAACGTTATCAACCGTGCTGTTATATATGAAGTAATCTAACCCCGCAAAAGTATCATTATCTTCATGATATTGGAATGTATTGTAATTGCCATCAGGACCCAATCCATCAAGACTTACTTTTTCCATACTGATAGTTACAATTCCTGTCGGATCAATTCCACTAACTGTAATACCAGCACCAACAAAGTTTAATTGTTTTGCAGATCCAAGAAGAGTATTAAATGATCCAGTAGAAATTGCAATAGTTGGATTGCCGTCAATTGTAATTGTTGTGATACCGTTAATTGTATTATTTGTTTCTACATTTATAGAAATTCCAATGCCAATATAGTCAATTAGAGTTGAGAAACCAATATATTCTTTATTAGAAGCAATTCCAACACCAATGCCCGGTTCTGATCCATTTTTACCGATGACACCGAATTTTTCCCATCTATTACTTGTAGTATAGACCCAACCAAGATATCTTCCACTTTCCGGCATCGTGTAAGTTACAACATCTCCGGGATTACCTGCATCTATAGGAGTAGAAATACCAACAGTTAGATTTCTAGAAACTGTGGCATCGCCTTGAAGATACAATGAGTTTGCTTCAATACCTTTATTTGAATTTGACGTGATCTTATTATTAAAGACCACTGGTCCATCAAATTCAGAAATAAATGTTGATTCTGGTCCACCTTCAACTCGAATAGATCTACTAACGGAAACTTCGAGAGGTGACAAAACATCAAAACCAACGTTGATTGAACCTATATCGGGTTCTTCTCCAGTAACTGTAGGAACTGGAGTATCAAAAGTTTCTTCTTCCCCAGTAGTAGAACTAACTTTCTTGTTTGCAGTGTAAAAGTCTCCATGATTATTCATTCCACTAAAAACACTCACTCCTCCATTAATTTTTGTGCATTGTGCAAGAATCTCTTCTTGTTCAGTGACAATACGATCTTGTTTTTCTGGGAGTGTTGTTGAGTAATTTCCAGCTCCAAATCCAACAAATTCAAAGGAGTGGGAAGAAGCACGAATAGATGAATTTTTGCGGAATTCAATTGGAATTGTTTCAACTTTCCTAACAATTGAATTATCTAAATGAGTTTGTTTTTGAGTTCCAAGAACTGCTCTAAAAACGTAAACCTGATCGCTTGTTACTGCAGAACGAATTCTAAAGATTTCATTATCAATTTGAATATAGTCACCTATCTTTAATCCAGAAGTAACAGCATTCTGAATTGTTAGTGGATCATTATTTGTAGAAGTGATATCAATGAGTGTTGTAGAAACTGCAGTAATACCAGCATACTTTGTAATCAATCTAGATGAATTCTTTTCATTTTCTTCTGATAGATTGCCACCATAAGAACTCAGGAACAATGGATAAACAGTTAATGATCCAGCAAAAGTAGGAGAAGCATTTTTTACTCCAGTATCAATTGTAATCTGCGTTGAAGCTGTTGCAACTGCCGGAGTGGTTTTTACAATAAAATCATTTTGGAAGAGTGAATCTATCGCGCCACCAAGTTTGATTTTGTCATTAACTTTTAACCCATGAGCGGAAGAAAAAGTGATTGTAGAAATTCCTGTAGATGAATTATATGAAATAGTAGAAATACCAAGAGATTTGCCACTTACAACGACACTTGCGGAAGAAGTTGCAGTGACTCCAATTCCAGTTGTTGATGCATTTGAAATTGAATTTGCAGATCCAACCTTAATTGCGTTTACGGATCCTACTGGAATTTCAGTAATTCTGTAAGCAGTGTTGTATTCTGTAGAAGTAGAACCAGAAACTATTAAACTATCCCCAATGTTATTTTGGATATTATTAACAGTTACATATGCAGTGATAGAACCAGCATTTCTTGGAATTCCGGGAATAGATAAAGTATTTCCAATTCCATATGCACTGCCTGGATTCATAATTATAACTTTACTTATAGTTCCAGCAGCACTTACAGTAACTGCAGCAGTTGCATAGTTTCCTGTTGTTGACCCAGCAGATCCAACAAGAGGAACATTGTAGTAAGTGCCTGTTACATAAGTTGATCCAGTTCCAGTAATACTTACTGAAGTAATACCAGCAAATCCATGATTATAAGTTGTAAAAATAGTATGGGCACTTCCAACTGAATCGGAAATAATATTAGTAATACCAAATCCAACGTTGATGTCATAAACAAATTCTTCTAAAGTTTCTTTTGTAAGACTCTTTTGTTGATCATTAACAACAACTTTACCAATTACATCCGGAACTGCAAAGGAAATCGTTGAATCTGGATCTGATTTTGGATTATCACGATTAAGTTGTGGATAAAGATTTTGAATAGGTTGAGAGAATCTTAAATTTGTAAATGGAGATACTGTAGGAGAATTTGATGAATTAACTAACAGAAGATGATAAACCCCATCTTGAACATTTTGAATATATTCTTGAATTTCTTGACTTCTGTAAACTTGATATGTTCCGTTTAAAGTTTTTCTTGAAAATCTTGGTAAATTACCATCTCTGGTTGAAGTATTGTTTATAAAAGTTCCAGGATCGCCATTTAATTGATAGGTGAATTCTGTGGTATTATTGATATTGGATACTACAAATGTTCCGTTGAATCCAGTGTTTGCAATTCCAGTAGTATTATATGGAGAACTTTGAACATTTAAAATTTCTACCGTGTTTCCAATTCTTAAATTATGCGGGAGTTCTGTTCGAACAGTAGCAATACCACTAGACCAAGTGCAGGTTGATATAAATTTAGGATTACGAAGTTCATTTTCATTTGAAAGAGATAATGTCTGTGTTATATCAAAATATTTTGCAATTTCATTTGCTCCGGTTCCAATTCCAGAACTTGAATCTTGAATTACAAATGATTCTAAAGGTGGTCTTGCTGTAACCGAAGATGACTTGGGAATGACGTAACGAACTTTGTATAATTTGTCAGAAATATTTCTTGTATCAGATTTTCTCTTAATATAAGTTCTTGGTGTAGCATACCCTAAAGCAGTGGTTCCTAAACCAACTATAGTATTGTAGATTGTGTTTTCAGTTGATGCCGTAGCAACATTGATATACCACCTACTCTGAGATGAATCCCATTGAATTGGGTGTCCAATATCTCCAGAATTTTTATCAGATACTCTACTGACTATAGTTAAATTTCCACCTTTTGTGTTTGGCGAAATCGCGATATCTTGGAAGGCATCGGAATATGTTTGAGCAACTTTAATTTGAGTTGATCCAATACCTACTCCAGAGAGGTCATTTGCAATTGCATAATAAAGTTTGGATGGAAAAATAGAGCTTGGTAGATTTCCATTATCACTTAAAATGCGAATAGATTCACCGGTTTTAATTGAGTGTGGTTCAGTTAAAGTGACAACTTTATCAGCGATACTATTTTCGTTTGAAATATTTTTTGCTACTAAAAATGCCTTTTCCTGAGAAGTTTCCTTTGCAGTAAATTCAGTTTTCGGCATAATGATACGAGCCGAATATTCAGATGAAATTCCACTTGAAACAATTTGAACGAATAATTCATCTTCAATTTTTGCTCCAATTCTAAACCCATCTATTACATTGCTAGGAGGATTACTTTCTTCATCATAACCATACAAATAAATTTTATTTGTAGTTCCAACTCCTACTGTTTTTTCAATATCAATTGCAACGAATTCGATTGATTTTTCTTCGCCTTCGATTTCTTGTGGTGTGATAATATGACTAATACATCCAACATTATCTCTTTCAAAAGAATTCTTTTTAAATCCGGAAGAAACTAATGATTTTGCTCCGAATGTTGAATTAGAACTTTGAATCGATATATCGCCACCACTTTCTGCAATAAAATGATTAGCAAATCCAATAGCGAAAACAGATGCTATCTGGATATATGCATCATTAGATGCCTTAATGTGGAAATTTTCATACTCTGGTTTGTATCTAGACTGAGAGTCTGCAAAAAGATTAGTGAAGTTTGAATTGGAATCCTTATATGTTCCTGTAGTGCTGTCATAACGAACAAAAGCGTTATCATCTTTTTGCAATCCAATTCCAGTGAATTCGGAAACAAGCATACTCTTAAATCCAGTTGCTTTATTGCCATCTGCAAGCAACCCACACATTCCATAAACAGATCTCAAAGAAACTTTAGAAATGTAAGGAGAAGCAGAAGACACAGTATCGACAGATAAACTTACTATAGCATCTGCAGTTGATCCAGTTGCACTAGCAGGAGTAACTGAGGATTGGTAAGTAAATTGTTTATCGTTAATTACAGATTTAATTACAAATTGCCCATCATAACCAACTTCACTCACCCCTTGAATTTGAATTGGGGTGTCAATGGAAATTCCTTCCAGAGAGTCATTCAAATAAACAGTAATCGTGCTCGATGAAACAACCCCATCACCAGCAATAATTGTTGCAATTCCAACTTGAGAACCTCTTGATCCTACAATACGATATTCATCTATCGTTGGTTCTATATCAATTTCACTTGAAAGTGGAAAGTCATTGGAAATTTCTCTACCAGATGATTGTCCATAAACTAATCCTACCTTTTCATAATACATTTCTAGATCTGTACGATCTGTAATTAAATTCGAAATAAAATCATCATCAATTGTAACGTTATTCACACCATCTGCATATTCAAATGCAGTAAGTTTGTGATGAGAAAAATTGGGAACAAAAGTATTGCGGGTATAATCTTTGTAACAAATTCCGTTTGGATCTGCATCAAAAACTGAAAATTGTTCTAGATAACATCCTCCAGTCAAACGAAAAATAGTAGATCTTTCTATTTCATCGTTTTCTGGATTTGGAACGTATGTGGGGCGAATTTTAGTTTTACGAAGATCCATACCAATTATGGATGTTCCCCTAGGAACAATCACTCCCCCATAAACACTGTTTAGTTTATATAAGGCATTATTTTCTGCCGCTAAATCAAAAGTAGTTGATAAATCCCATTCAGAATAATCATTGGATATTTCGCTACTTCTTAATTGAAAAGTTCCACTACCGATTGGGATCCAACCAGGACGATTATCTACAATATGATCTCCTGGATAAAGCAAAATAGTTGTTTTGCCGAATCTATCGTTATTTTTTCCTCTTTGATATGAAAATCTTGCTGCCTCTACAAGAGCTCTTTGGATTGTTTTAAATGGTCTTGTAAGAGAATTTCCTTGATTTTCAATACTATCTGTCGAATCCAGTGCGTTTGGATCAACATATATAATTGTTCCTCTTACTGACTTCAGAAAATTATCCAGACGTGAGAGACCCATCTTATTAATACTTATAGTTTCCGTTATAAGTTATTTATCAAACGAAAAAAGAGACCAGGATTCCCCTGGTCTCTTTCAGCACTTCTTTCACAATTTATTATTATACCATTTCTCTTCTTTCCATGTCAAGCGTTTTTTGAGTTCCTTGTCAAATACCATCAGGTATCTATGCTTTCTACTACGATCTTTCCACTCACCACTAATACCTTTGACACTACCTCGTGAATGTTTGGTTCCATCAGCATAATAAAAATCTTTTTTAGGATCTGTTAACCCATAGTAAGTAAAATTACAAGCTCTGTATATAATTCCAGAGTGGTGATTAGCATCAGCGTAACTAAGAATACAACGAACGTGTGCATCTTTTCGAAACCTCTTTATACAACGACTGACGAACCAAGAAGTGATATTGTATTCTTCTTTCTGCAAATCAGGATGAACACAAAGTCTTGATAGTTCATAAAGACCGTCTTGTTCATGTCTTTTTAATCCAAAAGCACCAACTGCTATTTCTGGAACGGGGATCTTAGTAAAGACACAAGCAGCGAGACAGTTGCCAATATGCAAAAAATCAGAAACACTGGATTGGTATAAACCGTAGTTGTAACCACTTTTAAAATCCTTTGACTCGTTTTTGAGATAGTGATAATTGTAAAGGAGATTTTTGATTTCTTCTTTACTTACTTTATCTATAAAATAGTCAGATTTCATTAAATATTTTTATTCACTTTGTTTGCATTTTAACATATATTCTACTGTATTTGCCACATCATTCATTGCATTATGAAGAAGTGGTTGTTGCCCAGATTCTTGTTTTACAATAGGTCTCGAATCGTCGGTAAGAATCCAACGCCACTGCTTCATAGATTCACAATACCAAAGTTGAATTTTCATTTATAGTTTTATGAGAACTAAAGCCCCCATTCGGAATCGAACCGAAAATCTTCCGCTTACAAGGCGGATGCAGTAACCGTTATGCTATAAGGGCATCAATCAGCAGGCATTATTTCTGGATTTTCCAGTTCAACTTCAAACATAAGAGGATGGCATTCTTCACACATCAAATAATATGATGCCTGATATAGATGTTCTGGTTCAAAGCGTTTTTCTTTGTCTGCTAATTCTATGAGTTCCAAATCATACATAAGACTATCTGGAACGTCATCAAAAGTAAATGGTATATTCTGAATGAAATACATTAAGACCAATTGAGATCCTTTATTATACCAAACATATTTGGCATCAATTCGGTATTTCATAGGAAATTTCCTACTTTTGTTTATTTAGAGAGTATTTATTTCTCTAATACTGGTGGTGAGATTCGAACTCACACTGTTCAGATTTTGAGTCTGCTGCCTCCTGCCAATTGGGCTACACCAGCAAAAACTAAGGGTTTTTGTATATTGGTGGATTATACTTTAAATACTCAAAAAAAGTCAATCGCATTTCTTTTTGTGACATTCCACAGTGTTTTGCTGCCTCAGGAAGGTTCATTTTAGAATGAAATAAACCTTCATTCGATTCTTTTACATTTTGAGGTGTTGTTTTGACTGGAGTATCTCTTAATTTAGAATATATAATTTTGTAAGAATTCATACTTTTTTAAGTAAATTTTGGAAATATGATAAAATTTAGAGGGGATTTGCGTATGAGAGAGTATTTTCATCTAAAGTAGCACGAACAAAGGAAAGTACATTCATAAATTCTTCCACTGTTTCGCATACTACTTCTTTAGTTGCTCCTTCATCTGAATAAAGATAAACTGTTCGTTTAATGGGATCTACGACGCAACGTGTAAGATATTCATCGTTCATTTAGATCTTTTCGTGATTACCCATGTATCATAGCAGATTTTAGAGAGGGTGTCAAGTAACATTAGTAACTTCCAACTATAGTGCCGTTCATATTAAAAATACTTATCAGTAATCCACTGACAGTGGTAATGGTTATTGTTCCATTCGTAATTGTTCCTGCCGAATGAACTATTGTTGGAACTGCGGCGTGACCAGTTGTTGTCGTGCTTGTTCTAATGATTAGCGATCTACTCCCACCCCCTACGTTTCTAGCAACAATATCAAATTTTTTGCCAGGAGTAAAATTTGATATATTCACCGCAGTTGAGTTTGTATCATAAGTAATATAATGAAATGAAGTTGTGTTTGAATCGACAGTTGAAGTATTTGACCCGGCATAAACTGCAGTAGTTCCCGTAGAAACATAAGCAGATGCGGTAACAATACCAGAAACGTTAAGTTGTTGTGATATCAGAGTTGTTGTACTAGTAATACCAAGGGTAGAGATTCCAGTTACCGTTAATTGAGTAACTGATGAAATACCACCTATAACATTTTCTGAAGTTGTTGAAGTTCCATTAATTTGTGGTGCAGTTAATATTCCAGTAACATTAACATTTGTTCCATTAATTTGTGGTGCAGTTAATATTCCAGTAACATTAACATTTGTTCCATTAATTTGTGGTGCAGTTAATATTCCAGTAACATTAACATTTAACGCTTCCAAGTCATTAATTTCTTGTGGATTGGAATCACTAAAATAAAGTTTTGCTTTTGTCATTTATTTACTCCTTTACATCGTAATGATATCCGGCGATTGATCTTTCGGAATTATTGCCGGGATAATCATCAATTGTTCCCTCGTATTCGGGAATTAATTTTTCCGTATCTTTTCTTTCTGCCATTATGTAGTAAAAACAGTCAATTGGCATTCCTCCTTTTGCTTGAAGATATACTTTGTTGTAATCCCATCTCTTAACTATTACATCTTGATGAGCACCAATTGATGTTAAATTAACTGTAATAGTATCAATATCCACTAGACCTTTCCAATAATTGGGGAGAAGGATTTCGGTTTTATTTTTAATTCTTCCGCGAATATAAACTGAAGCCTCTGGACCTTCTACACAGGCATGAGTTAATCTCCAATTTTCTTTTGTTGGATGGGGAATATCAAAGTTTTTCTTTGCGGAAAGAATATGAGCTCCGCACTGAGATTTTACTTCTCCTTCAGCAGTAATATTTCCAGTAGCAACAACGTCTGATCCTACAATTACATTTTGTCTAATTACAATATCATCGTTAAAATCTGCTTTTCCAACTACAGATAACCGATCTTTAATCCTATGATATCCATAAACATCAACATCTCCAATAAAAATAGCAGCAGATTCGGAATATGTCACAATAACGTCAGTAGTTCCCGCACCACACGCTTTGTTTTGTGTAGTCCAATATCCGTAAGAACCGGTATCAGTAACTTCAACACCAGCTCTTACCACGAAAGGATATGGGTGTGCTAGTTCTTCTTCATATTTTTCCGCCCCTATTCCAGTAACACCACAAGGACTAATTTCCCATTCTGGAATATATTTAATCCTTTCGTCACATATAAATGGAAGTGGAGAGTCTGTATTTTTTAAAGGACCAATCATCACAGCTCCTTCTGGTTTGGGAGTGGGAGATGTAAATGGTTCAACTATATCTGGATGAAATATTTTATCATCACCAAATTGAACTGGGCTCTGAAAATAAGCAGAACCATTAATACTATTTTTTTGTCTACCTAGTGCTTCTGGCGTTGTAGGGTCTTTCGTTACATGCAGCTGACCAGTAATTAATTCAAAATCACTTGAACTTGACATAAGATTATAATGGGAATTTTTGTGACAGTTGGGCTAAATTATCTAAAATTGGAAGAGTTGGTGGTTTAATCGCACTGGTTGAAGTCATCTTCTGGATACTCCCGCCAAAAATCTTCATAATATTTATCGCACTTTGAGTCATTTCTCCATCAGAAAACATCGCAATTGTTTCACTTGCGTTTGCTGTGAATTTTTTTGTTTCAATATTTACACTTTCATTAGAAATAATATTAACAACTCCCGTTGTTGAATCTGGACCTCGGGCAATAATATCAATATTTTCTGCTTCTAGTCTTAGTCTTCCCTTAGTTTGGATTAAAATGTCACTTCGATCTGCATTTAACCACATTCCAATCTGATCTTTTTCAATATCGTCACCGCATTTGACTTGATACCGACCTCTACATCTTGAAGTTATCCATCGTTTTCTTGGTTCTGTTTGGTCAATTGAAATATACTCCAGAGACTCTTGCCCCTGAATCATTATAGAAGACTTAACTTGGTCATTGTGAATGTGACCGTATGATAATTGACCATCCGGTGTTCCTAGTCTTTTAGTGTTTCGATTTTCTGATAAACTCATTGTGGTACTCTAAAGAAAGGCCTGGGGGTTGTTATTTTTCCTACGCAATCAACAACGGAAATAAGTTGAGTTCCTGAAGGAATGACTGCTAGGTTTGGGATATCAGCAATCGGTATAATTTTAAGAACAGGAATTAATTTAGCGTTGTATCCCCTAGGAGAATTTATAATAATTTTTGGGAGGTCTATAAATCCAATACCGGGATTAACTACGTTAATTTTTGCTATTTCTCCTCTTTGATTAATCACTGGTTCCAAAATTGCACCATTATTGGGAACAACTTCCAGTGTATCTCCTGGTTCATATCCAAACCCAGGATCAAGAATATATATCTCATCAATTTGAGTTACTACTGGGTAAGTAACTGGTTTTGGGGGAGGTTTTGGTGGGAAAAGGATGTCTCCTGGTTGTAAATTTATGGTATTGCCCTCGGGATCAGGAACAATATAATATCTTCCATCTGCTTTTTTTACATAATATTCATTTGGATATTTCCAAATTCTTCCATTACCACCTAAAGATCCATCTGGCGCTGACAAATATCCATTGCCGGGAGACAAAACAACAATATTTTTAATTCTTAATTTAGTTTTCTTTGGTTCTCTTGAGGATCTTTCTGTTGATGTTTGCTGATATGGATCCATTTGAACTAATAATTTACTTCCAGAACCAACTCCACCCTCGTCTACAAGACTTGCTGTTGGTGCTGTGTCATAATTAAAACCGGAATTTATTATATCAAAACCTATCACTGAACTTGAAACAGGACTAATGACAGCATTTGCCATTGCACCCAATCCACTTCCCCCGAATATTTGAACTCTTGGGGGACCAAGAGGTTGAGGATCTGTGGGGCAATTAGGGGCGCCACTTCCGCCAGAAGGAGCACTTGGAAGAGTATCAACAATTGTTAATTTATTTACATCCGAAATTAACAATTCTCTTAGATATCCATTTCCATCCTGAAAATAAAATATCTGATCCGATTTAATATTAGCAATAGAATTTGCTTCTTTGCGAGTAATATCGTTAACTTTTACTCCATCCAGATCATAAAAAGAAAGACGAATTGGATCATTTGAATTTCCCCTAAATTCCTTTCTTTTTTTATTTTGCCTATCTACACCAAGATCTCTAAGTTGTTCTTCCATAGTTACCACAATGTTAAATCATTTTTGCCAGGTGGAATATTTGCTTTAGAATCAGCAAGAGCCTGATCAATTCCAGTATTATCTGCAGATGCTACTCTAGAATCCTGAGACGCTGATGATTCTCCCTGACTAACACCGGAAGTGTATTGTCCAGATTGAGCAGTACCTTCATCTGATGGAGATGCATATTCAGTTGCTGAGTTAGGAGCCGCTGGATCTCCTCCTTGCGGGTTATTTTGTCCTGCTCCAGAAAGTGTAATCTCCTGAACTGATGGGCAAGCTTTGTCATCATCACATTTAAAAAAATTAAGAACTCCCGTAGCAAAATCTAAAGCACTAAAAATACTACTGGCAATTCCTTGAACACTAGAAAAAACTCCTCCAAGAATTCCTGCAGCAAAATTTACTGCTGCAGTAATAGGACCTAAAATATTATCCAACAAATTACTCACAAAATTTTCCACTAGGCACATTGGACCATTAACAAATTTATCCAACATTTGAAGTAGCAATTCTCCAACTATTCCAACAAGACCTCTTATGATTTTCGCAAAAGCACAAGAAACCGCATTTAATCCTTTATTAAGATTATCAATAAAAGATGGCATTTCTCCTGGAAATAAAAATGGCAATCTTTTCTTTGCTTCATTTTGAATAGAATTTAAAGTCCAACCACGAACACGACTCATTATGTTTTTGACATAACCAGAAATGTCAATTGCAGAAAAGTTTATGACTTTTTTAATAGATTTCCAAGGTTCTTCATTTTCATTTGTCAGAGCATCAAAAGCAGAATTGACACTTGAAAATCTTTTAATTCTTTCAATATCATTTTGAAGATTTTTAATCGTTCTTTGTATGCCCTTCATATCACTATTATCAGTTTTACAGGGGCTTTGAATATGAATAACTTTTTCAAGATCCAATTTTTGATCCCAAGCTGCTCTAGTGATTTCTTGGAAATCAACTGCTCTTGCTACAGGAATTGATGAGTGATTGACTCCTATTGATGGTGGTGCTCCAGGTGATGTCATAGTATTATCTCCTTATCCGGGTGGAAGTTCTCCAGTTAATCCTATATAGTTCTCTTGGGCAATCAATGCTTGAGTTTCTGCATCTGCTGCTATGCTACCAAGTTGAGAACCTGCTGCTTCTCTTTCTGCTGTTCTTTGTCTTAGTTGATCTATTGTTAATGGGGTTTGTTGTTGAGGAACAGTTGTTGGAGCAGCATTAGATGGTCGTTCAATTGGTTTGATTGTTTGTAAATAATCTGGAACAAAACATGATTGATATGTGTCATTAAATAATTGATGTGCTCCTATTGGCCCTTTGGGTTGTTGTTTAGGAACGTCATTATTTGTATTAGGTAAGATTCCAATAATATAAGGTTCTTGTCCTGCCATTCCATCACGATAAAATCCCCAAACAAGAGTTCCTGCCGAAAGTGTTGGGGTATCTGTAAATCCACCAAGACCACTTCCAGCAGTGGTTGGCAAAGATACAAATGCCATTGGTAATTGATCATCTGGAAGTTCTTCAGAATCTCCGCTGTGATAATTAAAAATTCTAATACGAACGCGACAAGGTCCTCCCCATCCTTTCTGATCTTTAGGATCAAGATGAGAAGCCTCAATATTACCATGCCAAGAATCGCTACTTGCAACTCTACCAAACCATATTGGTAAAGATGTCGCTAAATTGGAATCATAATTTCCAGAATATTCATTCATTAGTCTTCATAAATTCTACATTCTAAAGAATCTGGATTAGCATCGCAATAAAGCTCAAGTGAAGTTGGATCATGATCATCATCTGGATGTTTAGATTGATATTGTTCAAGTGAGTCTAACTCATCTTCTAAGTGCCGCCGCCTTTGGGCACTTGTATTGGGGTTGTCAAGTTCATCCCGATCATCATTGATATGTTGCTGTAGTGTTCTTTCCATATTAAGCAGGTTTTCTACCGATGGATTCTCTGACTAAATGGAGTCTTGTATAACAATTATTTTTAGTTATACGATGACATACATCTATTATCATATATATGCCACTTTTTTTCTGACTATAAGATTTTGTTTCATTTGAAGATATTTCGGGAAAATCGCAATGAAGCAAATCACCAGCTCTTAAATTCATATCACCAGCAATCGCAATTGAAAGTTTTGTGCTAAAAAGATTATTATATCTCATTGATGACTGCCTTAAAATTTCATCATTATTATAATTAGTAAATGTTGATTTTTTAAGTTGTTCTTCTAATGTATTTCCTTCCGAAAGAAATCCTTGATCATCCCAACTATAAAATATTCTACATGATTCTCCTTGTAAATTTATGTCGGAAGCAATTATTGGTTGTTCTGTTCCTCCAATATTTTCTTCACTCATTTGTTGAGATGCTGCAAAATCACTTTCTCTGTATGAACTGTCAAAAGAATTAATTACTTTTGCTTTAGATGCTGTTTGAGATCCTGTTGGAAGAATATGCTCCAAATCCATTGTGCTATCAAAAGCATATTCTAAAATTTTTCCATCATATCCATCAGGAACTTCGCCAATCAAATTATTAAAAATTAATTTTTTCTTAGGTTCTTGTTGAAAAAGTTTATCTATTGATTTAAATTTATATCCATCATAAGTTTCATAAAAGAAATATCCTGCTAAGATTCCTTTTGCGTTTTGAATATCGGGAACTGATCTGGAAGCCAACCAAATGATTTGATAAAAAGGTTTTGTAGTATTTCCAACAAAACTTAATTCATTTAGTGTCGAATCAATATCAGATTCTTTTACGGTTTGTAAATTTTCAGATAGAATCTTTCCAACGTGATCCGATACTTTTCCATCAAATCTTGTCTTAACTCTAGTTTTTTCCAATTCATTATCAATACATTCTTTTGAATAGAGATCTATTGTAAATATTGTATTATTAGTACTTTCTTGTATATCTTTGACTTCCTTAATCCTGAGGTGTTTGGATCCGGTTAGATCAAGCACAAAACCATTACCATCAGTAAGTTTGATATGAACTTTTTCTCCCGCCGTTAATTTCAAATCATTCTCTTCAAGAGCTGCTGATCCATCTTTAGAATCTCTAAATCCAGTATCAGCAAAAGTTGCTGTAGCTCTTACTGTACTGTCTAATAAACTTTCATAGTAATCAAGTTCTATGATACCGTTAGAAACATTAACTGGATCCCCGTAGTTTGAAAAAATATCAAATGCCGTTATCTGGGCTTCACCTGCTCTGGCGGCAACGTTTGCTGCTGGCATCTTATCCTCGCATTAAACCTGTATTGGTATTATTATTTACCCCACCAGAGACTCTAAATGAGGTTAGTTTATTTCCTCCCATTGGAATTGGAACAGGAACCATCTTTTCTTGAATTATTGGTTGAACTGCCATCTTTCTTCCACCCTCTACCGAATAAGATGGATACTTGGTAAGTGATGATGCTTTATCTTTTGGTGGTTGTTTTTGAATATATGAATCACTTGAAGGTGTCAGCAATCCACCTTTATTAGCTTTTTTTACTCTTGCTGAAGTTAACGCTTTTTTAACTTCTTCTACGGTATGAGAACTTATATTTGCCGGAGGATAAGCAGATCTTCCAGTATCTGGATGTGGAACAGATGCCCATTCTTCAGCTAAATCAACCATAGCACCACGTAGATCATCACTTTTTCCTTGTAAATAAGAAGAAAGTCGTGGTCTTTGACCGTTGTAAATTAGTGCCAATCCCAATCTATCTTGAACGGAGGAACTAAATTTATCACTTCTTGATACTCCAGATCTACTCACAGCAAGTTTCATTGTTCCTGGTATTATTTGATATCTTCCAGCGGCAAAAAGTTTTCCTGACGCTTGTAAATCCATAATTTCACCAACTGTCATATCAGTTAAATTTTTTCCTAAAATAGTTGATGCATTATGAGTCGATCCCACTATTCTTCCACCACTAGTTCCTTGATTCATTGAGTTATATCCACCTTCACCAGATGAAATAAAATCTAAAAGTGCCGAATTGGCGCTACTTTTACCCATTGAAGAAGTTTGTTCTGCTTTATCTGGCGATATTCTTGCGGATTGTGTTTGATCTAATGGTGGTTGCTGTTGTGTTTTCTGTTTTTCGGCAAGTTCTTTTATTTTTTCTGGGTTACTTGGACCACCAGATAAATGTCCTAATAAATATTTTCTTCCAGATGAATCTGATACAATAAGAGAGTTTCCATAACCAGCATTATAACCTTCAGCATATTCAACAAATTTAAGACCACCTTTAAGAGTTATTGGTGCTCCACTTCTAATCGGATAATCAAATCCCCGATGACCTCTTCCCGCGCCAAGACCATCTCCCTTTGGATGTGATGATAGGGGTTTTCCATCAACAATTATATTATTCAAAACATAATCAGGCACAGTTCCTCCCGCACCAGAATACCCATCTCCAGTTTCTATGTGAATATGAGGACCACTGCTACGACCAGTGCTTCCCACATATCCAACTACCATCCCACCAATATCAGTTCCGGATGCAGCAATATCTGCTGATGGTGAAGGTTGGCGTATTGCTGTAGAAGTATCATCTTTTAGTTCTTTCTCTTCTTTAGGAGTTTCTTTACCCAAAGAAAGTTCTCTTCTAACAGTTTCTATTACTTGCCCAACAGCAGATTCAATGTAAGGAATAATTAATTTTTTGGGATTAAATTCTGGAGTTGCTACTATTCCTCCGGTTCTTTCTACAACCCCACCAGAAGCCATCGCAGGAATTTCATTTTTTTTACTAAACATTTTTTCATAATATCCATAATTTTCACTATTAATATTTTCAAAAAGACTCTCAAGACCTGTTGCTATACTGTTTAATGTTCCTTCACTTATCTTTTGCCCAAGAGCAGCATCAATCGCTCCTCCCATTAAGGCACCAATTCCATATGGAATTCTTTTGAAAGTATTAGCGACTGTTTCGAGAGTTCTAAATGGGTTAGTAATTGTAAGTCTCTCTCTTCCAAGAATCGCTGTAATCCAAGGATTTCCCTTTTCTGGCTTTACAGAATCTGGATATAATCTTTGAATTTCCTTTTCCCCACCAACATCTTTACCTGGTTGAGTTTGTTGAGGTAAAATATTGGAAGGAGTTTTCTTTTGTAATCTTAGAGTTCTTCCTTCTCTACCTATAACTTGTCCACCAGAAGCATACCTTCTAATATTGATAACCTTTCCGCCACTTTGTTGCCTTTGAACTGATTGTGGTGGTTTTTTATTTTGAAATAAAATTTCATACAATTTACCACCCAACTCTCCGCCGACAATCCCCCCAACTGCCGCCCCAATAGGTCCACCAATGGCTAATCCAACTGCACCAACTAATAAATTTCCAACTCCCCTAAACGCTGCTTTGCTAACAGAATCTCCAAGTGCCCAAGAAATGCCAAATTCAATTAATGATCCGACAATAGGTAATTTTGATAAAGGTGCTTTGATGATTCGAAATAAATTTTTACCAGCCTGTTTTTTTGCTGCGCCTGATAAGACTTCTCCGCCAGAAGTTGTAATAGTTGGTCTTTGTCTTAAAGGACTTCTAACATCTAATCCTTGGGCAGGTCTTCCTCCAGAAGTTGTAACTCTTGGTCTTCCACCAGATCCGGAAGAGGGTCTAGATGTAGGTGTAGGTGGTTTATAATTTCTTACGTTTGTAGCAAAAGCTTCAATGGCACCAGTAAGTGCCATTCCCCCAATAAGAACATAGTTAATGTATTTGTTTAGATTTGATGATACTTGGTCAAATGTTTTTTGAGCTCCTTCTCCTCCAATAATTTTAACGGTTTCTCTAACCTTATCATAAAGCCCATAAGCTTTGTCAATAAAACCAACTATAGATTCTAAAATAAATTTAAATATTGTTTCTGCTACATTATAAACTTTTCCTATTGCTACAAAAATTTTTTTTAGTCTTGGAAGTTGATTTTGGAAAGTATTGAATAAAAATCCAAGAGAAGTAAAAAATAAGAATTTTTTAATTCTATCAAGAAAACTTGTTCCTGGGATAGAAATTGTAGGTAAATTAAATTTTTTTCTTTCTTGAGGTGCTTCTAATTTAGTTTCTACTTCATCTCTTTGCTTTCTTTCTTTTTTTAATCTTTCACTTCTTTCGGATTGTTGGTCATTTGTTAAAAGAGATTTTATTAAAGCATCAATATCAAGTAAAGATTTTCTAACAAGATTAACATTTTGCTCATTGTATTGTTTTGACATTGATACAAGTTTATTTCCATCATACTCTTTATTTGTGAGAGATGGAGTAACGTTTGCCTTTACAATTGCTGATGTTGTTTTTGCTTGAGGAAGGAACTTTTGAACATTAATTGCCATCTTTATCCAATCCCATATAGACTTGCATTATTGGCACTTGAGTGTCTGGCAAAAAAAACAGGAACTTGAGGACCGCCAGTTCCACCTCCAATTGACCCACCAGATGAAGTAGATTGAGTAATCGGGGAAAGCATTTCTATACTATTTGACATTGTTGATGGATGTGGAGGTATATTGGGAGGAGTTTTAATTTTTTTTGCAAATGCTGCATTAGAGTCACCATCAAATCCAGCTTGTAAAGATTCAGCAACAGAAAGAAGAACATTTCCCAAACCTTTATTTGCCGAATCCTTTGTTAAGACATAATTAAATATTTTTTCTCCTGGTTGAAGTGCAGTATTTGTTGTTGGGTCATATTGAGTATCAACTCCCATTCCTTTAATTGAAATTCCAAAATCATTTGTAATGGGAATAAGAGATCCCCCACCCTGTTTCTTTTCTGGTTTTGTTTTTTTTCCAGAAAATAATCCTAGTGGATCCCACCACGCCTTCTCCTGTTCTTTTTCTTTTGATTTTGGTTTTGGTTTGGTGGTTGTTTTTATTGGACTTGGTAAATTTGGTTCAACACCATATTCTCTCAATCTTTGGACAATTTTTGTTGGATATTCTGCGTGAGGATTGTATCCAGCAGCAGCAATATTTTTAATAGCCTCTTCTGGGGTTTTGGCAGATCCATAAAATTTTCTCCACTTTTGAACTCTATATCTAACAGATTCTTCAATTGATTTAAACACCATTGCATTGTGAGTTCTTTTTTCAATTGGATCAAAATATTCATATCCTTTCGTTCCCGAAGGAGCATCTTGTCCAAATAAATTATTTGCCGCTTTAGCAACTTCAGATTTTCCAAATCCACTTTCCTCTACAGCCTGAGCTGCAGTTACTTCTGGGAAAGGATCGCCAAATGCTTTAGCAAGTCTATAAATTTTAGAGAAAAACTGCCCATATGAATCTTTTGGAGATGCATAATTTGGATATCCTTGAATTGGACTTCTAAATTTTAATGTTGATCCATAAGGTTGTTTACCAACCTGCCCTCCACTGTTAAATAACTCTATTGAAGTATTATTAAATATTGAATTCTTAAGTAAAGGAGATAATGTAATCAAACCTCCACTATTAAATAATTTACTTATTTTGGGTTTATTTGCTCCAGGTCCTCCATATTGCCGATTTAAATAAAGAAAAGGTTCTGCCCCCACAGCATCTACAGTTTCTTTATTAATTACAATTTCTCCAGGGCGGGCAGCAATTAACTGAGTATCAACCCCAAATCCAGAAATTCTTTGACCTGTGTTATTAAAAATTCCACCATATCCAGTCATTCCTCCACTTGCCATAGGAACAATGTATGGCATTAATGGCAAAATTGACCCTCCTTTAGCTGCCCCCTGAATGGGCATAGAAGTTTGTTCCTCAGGCGATGGTTCTTTGTTGTTTATTTGACTAATTGCATATGCTGTTCCAGCTACAGCAGCAGCACCTGCAGCAAGCCAAGGATTTCTTAAAAATGCTAAACTTAAACTTTTTGTTGCGTTGAATATTCTTGGAATTTGAGAGAGTAACTTTCCAGTCAATCCCCCAATCATTCTTAAAGTGCCTCTTACAAAAGCACCAAAAGGAGTTAAAAATAAGATAGCAGCACCAACAAAAGTTGGCCACCAGTCTTTAAAGAATCTTGTTAAAGTTTGAACCTTTGATTTGTTTTGGGGATCACTTAACCAACTCACCAAATCATTAAATGCTTTACCCAACAAGGTAAAGAAAATGAACTTCATTATATTATCAATAATATTTTGAAAAGGATCTATAAACTTTTTAATAGCGTTTTGTACTGTTCCAAATCCTTTTTTTACACTTTCTAACCCCTCTTCACGCTTTCTTCTATTTTCATTTTCATAATCTTTTCTATTTTGTTCCTCTGTTTTTTTTCTTAAAGAAAGTAAAGATGCTAAAGTGGTTTGAATTGATTGAAGCGGTTGTTGCAGAGGAGTCAAATCGACAGGGTTTACTGTCGGCTGTTGTATTTGTGAAGGAACTATAGGAGATGATATTGGTTGAACAACGGGATTTAAGAATTTAGTTGTCGCTAAACTACTTGCAGTAATTGGTTTTGATCTTGGTTTGAATCTACCCTTTTTACCTCTAACTCTTTTTCTTTCGTTTGAAAGGAGTGCTAGTTCTTCTTGTGGTAAACTATTTGCTTTTGAAACTATTACCTCTCTAAGTAGAGTTTCATAAGTTCCATAATCTAAATCAAAAACTTGCTGAAGACCCAGTAGCCTTAAAATTCTTTCATCAATTTGTTCGGATACTGAGTTCATCTTTAACGCTGTTGATTTTGTTTTTGCTTAAGTTCTTCTTCTTCTAGGTGTTGCTTGAGAAGACCAACATAAATGTCTCTTTCCCAAGGAATCATATTTTCAATCTCTGTTAATGAGTATTTATGAAACTGTATGAGAGCAAAATTAAGTCGAAAATAATTCTCAAGATTCATATATGACATCACTACGCGAAAAAACTTGATAACCCTTCCAGAACAACTTCACTCTCAACTTTTGTTTCAGGATTTTTAACTTTAATTTTATGAGAAAGTTTAGGCATTGTTTCGAAAAACCTTTCAATTTCTTTGAATTGAGAAGTATTCATTTGTTCTAAAAATTCTATTAATTCTTTTTTAGTTACGTCTGCTGCAACCCAAACTTCTTCCTCAGTAAAAATTTTATCAATACATGAAGAAATTAATTCAAATGATTGATCAATTGTACTGTCAGATGAGAATTCAAAATTACTTTTAATAAATTGTTCAAGTGATGGATATTTCATTTCCATCATAATATAATCATCAACTTTAATTTGTGTTGAATGATTTTCATTTTTTTGAACTTTAATATCATCAACATTAAGTTTTATAGGAACTATAGTTTCTCCGTCATCAGGACAAATAATATTAACTTCTATTTCTTCACCAACAGACTTTCCACGAATATTAAGAAACAGGTACTCGATATCAAAAGTAGGAAGTAATTCTACTTTAATTCCCTTTGTTTCAATACAACTTTTGATTACTGTTTTGATTGCTGTTGTGATTTGTTTTGTGTCTTCTGATTCCAATGCAAGAACCAAAAGTTTTTCTTCCCTCACAAGAAAAGGTCTATACTTAATTGTTTGCCCATTTGAAGGCAATTCAAGATCATATGTTGGGGTGCTAATCTTTGGTAAAGGCATAATCTCCTATACAACTCAGTTACTTTATTTATTACACTATGTCAGTGTTAATATTACACGAAGATTGTGTGGAAAAGATTTGGTTTCTTTTTTTTCTTACCTCGGAGCAGTGTTAAACGTGTTAGTGTTAGAAACCAAGATTCAAATTTGCTGCTTTTGCAAAATCAATTTGAGGAAAATTATTTCCTTTAGGATCCCAATAACTTGATGTATCTCCAACATTTGGAACTCCTTTTGATGGTTGTTGTCCAGGAATTTGTGGAGAAACATTTCCTTTTCTAGTAATAATGTAACGATTATAAGTAAAAGATACTTGACACCTTAGTAATTGCGAAGATTCGTATGATATTGGTATTGATGCTATATTAATAGGATATGCTCTTACGAAGGTATATTCGAAATAATTTGATTGGAAATCTCTTTCAAATTTTTGAACATAGATTTCAGTTCTATATCCACTAGGACCATCTGCAAATTTTGCTCTCGAAAAAAAGTTTCCATCGGGTGCGGTGCTAGTATCTCCAGCAACATATCTTATCCATTCTTCAAAAAAACTAATTACATTATAACTTCCATTTTGTCTTCCGTGATCTACAAAAAAAGTAAAATCAATTTGATTGTCATATGATCTTCGATAACCAAGTCTTTCAGTAACCCCAGTATAATCATCGTTCATTTCTGTTGTGAGAATTGATGATCCCGGAAGAGAAGCATCTGAGCAAAGTAATGAAATTAATTCTCCACCATCCAAATAATATTGACCAGCAGGGCTGCTTCTTATTGCATCTGGAGGATTAAACCAGCATTGAAAGTGTGAAGTTAATGCTGGCCTTAGTAACTTTTGTTTTATTTCAAAATTTTGATATCGTCTTGGTGCTGGACCACCTCCACCAGAACTGTTTGGCGATCCATTACCAGAACTTTTTCCAGTTCCAGATGTAGAAATTTTTGATGGATTTGGAACTCCTGGAGCTAGAGTTTGATCAAAAGTTCCCACAGTATCAAATGAATTTGGTCCAGTAGGAAGTTCATATACAGGTGTCGTAAATGGATTTACTGATGCCATTTCTATAAATACTTCTTGAATCTTATATATTATGTATGAAGGAAAACAAATATCATCAAGGATATTTTCATCCAAGAAATCCAGAAAAATATATTGGAGATCCTAAAAACATAGTATATCGTAGTGGATGGGAACTTAAGTTCATGCAATGGTGTGACAGGTCTCCTAATATTTTAAAATATGGTTCAGAAGAATTTTGTATTCCTTATTATAATCCGGTAAAACAAAAAGTTTGTAGATATTTTCCGGATTTTATTATCGAAATATTAGAAAGTAATGGAAAAATACAAAAATACGTTATAGAAATAAAACCAAAAAAACAAACTGTTCCTCCTATTCAGGGAAAAAAGAAAACAAAAACATATATTAATGAAGTAAATACGTATGCTATCAATCAATCTAAATGGAATTCCATTCAAGAATGGTGTGATGACAGAATGATTAAGTTTCGTATAATCACTGAATCGGAGCTAGGTATAAAATAATGGCAGAAGGTTTCGGTCAATATTCTAATATTCCACCAAGAATGAGAGAATTAAGAAAAAAAATTAATACAACAAACGCAAATGATCCAGAAGACTTGATGATGATTATTATGGAAGTTTTAAAGGAAGAAGTATTATACCCAGAACCCGGAAAGTTTTATACGTTTGTTTATAATCCAAAGACTCCTGATATTGAATATGATCAACATCCATTAATTGCTTGCACTTCTTTAGAAAAATGGGGATTTAAGGCAATCAATTTTCACTGGAGAGAATCACGACAATACACTTGGGGAGAGATTGCTGGAAAACTTCACGTTATTAAGTATGAAGAATTGGATGAAATGCTTTCCGTACCCTATGCAAAATTTCGTCTAAATAAATAAAAACTCCTTATCAATGTCTCTTATCACACAAACAACTGAGATATTCACTCCTCTTGTAAGTAAGGAGAAGTTTTGATGGCAACAGTTAAAAGCGGAATTAATAAAGTAGGAAATAATTACTATCAGTCAATTACACAAGATAATCCAGATGGAAGTGTAGGAACTACTTTTTATCGCGTTAATGCTGATGGAAGTGGAGGAGTTCCCATTTACGATGTAGATAAATCTGCAGATTCAACTTCTCCAGTAAAATCATTTGATTCAAATGCAACAGCAGAAGAAAGAAGACTTCTTTCCGATCCAAACTCTCAATTAAGTCAAGTTAGATCTCAACAAGTCACGTCATCAAATCCATATTCAACACCAAACCAACAAGTTGCAGGAGGTGGAAGTGGAAATGTTGCAAACACGGGAGAATCAATACCTCAACAAGAAGGAGGAAGTTCTTCCTCTTCCCCCTCTCAGCAAACATCAAAACCAGCACCAAGTTCTTTGATCTATCCCATTAATATGAGATCAGATCAAGACAGAATTAAATTTACTGCAGTAACTTACGCTGCAACAGGAAATTTAAACAGCGGAAGTCTATCTCCACAAAATAGAAAAACTCCAAGATCTTCAACTGGCCCTGTAGTGTTTTTACCAGTTCAAGCATCAATACAAGATTTTAATTCTGTTGATTGGCAAAGTGATACTTTAAATCCTATGCAACAGCAAGTGGTAAATCTTTCTTCTGGAGTTATAAATTCAGGAGGAGATGTTACAGCCGCTGTTGACCAAGAAATTGGAAAAGCATTTGAAAATCTTGGAAAAAGCAATAAAGAAATAAAGATAGCAGCCGCCGGAGCGGCTGCTGGAGTTCAAAATCTTCTTGGAAGATACGGTGCCGTTCTAAATCCCAATTTAGAACTTCTTTTTGCAGGACCTCAACTCAGACCTTTTAGTTTTACGTTTAGACTTTCTGCCAGAGAACAAGATGAAGCAAATAATATCAAACAAATTATCAACTTTTTTAAAAAGAATATGGCAGCAAAACAAGATAGTTCAAGACTCTTTTTAAGATCCCCCAATACATTTTTTATTGAGTATCTATTTAAAGGAAATCAAAAACATCCTGGTATCAATCAAATCAAAGAGTGTGCTTTAACCAGTTGTAGTGTTGATTATACTCCAAATCAAACTTATATGACCTTTGAAGATGGAACTATGGTTTCATATACTGTTTCATTAACATTTCAAGAACTAGAACCAATTTATGATGTGGATTATGAAGACGGTCATCCAATAGGGTATTAAAAAATGGCAAAACCATACTTTAGACAAGTTCCAAACTTTGAATATGTTTCCAGAAATCAGGGAGAGCAATACAGTTCGGAATATGTTGCCGTAAAAAATCTTTTTAAAAGAGCAAAATTGCGTGATGATATTTTTCAAAATTTAGCATTTTTTGAAAAATACCAAATTGTTGGAGATGAAAGACCGGATAACGTTGCATTTAAAATTTATGGTGATTCAACTCTAGACTGGATAATTCTTTTATCTAATAATATGTTAAATGTTCAAACAGAATGGCCATTAAGTCAAGTTTCTTTTGACAAGTATGTTTTGGATAAGTATGGTAGTTACGAAAATTTATATAGAGAAATTCACCATTGGGAAACCATTGAGGTAAAAGATAATTCAGGAATAACAATCGTTCCAGCAAAACTTGTTGTTCCTGAAAACTTTTCTATTGAATATTATGACGCAAGATCTCCGAATAGAATCACACTTGGTTACTTCGACGCAAATAATAAAGTTACTGATTATGAAATTGGAGAAGAAATTAAAGGAATTAATTCCGGATCTTTAGCAAAAGTTATAGAAATAGATATAGAAAATAATAGTATTATATTTGAACCACTTAATAGTTCTTTCTTTTATGCCGGAGATACTATTATAGGAAATACCTCTCAAACAAGATCAGTCGTTCTTGAAGTAAATTCAAAAATGACTATAAGAGGAAATATTACAGTTCCAGTTACAAACTACGAATATGAAATTGAGTTAGAAAATAAAAAAAGAAATATTTTTATTCTAAAACCAAAATATCTGAATATTGTATTTAATGATATGGATGAAATTATGCCTTATAAAAAAGGTTCTCAACAATACATTGCTAAGAACCTTAAGCGTGGTGATAATATTAGACTCTATGAATAATTTTTTTCAATCTAAGCAATAATATTTATCAATCGTTGGCAAGCTTAGAAAAATAGGCTAGAGCATCATCTTCATCCTCATCACCAGAGGTAACACCAGAGGTAGTCTTCGGAAGAGAAGAAGACTTACTACGATTGTAAGACTCTTCCAATTCTTCCATTACTTTTTCTTCACGACTCACTGGAATATTGTAAGATTCATACTCATCTTCTTGTTCAACTACATCACGAGAACGTGAAGGGGAAGAAGTTTTATTTAGACCAAGAACGTAGTTCATACGACGCTCAAGTTCTTCATAAGTTTTAAACTGGTCTGGGGCACTGATGGCAGTTAGAGAATACTCCTTCTTCCATAGTGCTTCCAGAGCATCGTCATCATCTAGAAGAGGAGCAACACGATCAAACTCAGACTTATCATAGTTCCAATAACCATCCTTTTTCACGATCTTGATCTTGAAGTTTGCACCTTGCCAGAAATCAAAAGGATTGATTGGATCTTCATCATCAAACTCAGGTTGCATAGCATTCAGAATCTTATCAAAGATTTTCTTACCATACTTAAAGAGGAATACTTTACCCTCGTTGGAAGGATTAGCAGGATCCTTTACAACATAGATGTTTGAATAGTAAGACAGTTTACGCTTTTGCTTACGAACAGTCTCTTTATCTTTTTCACTACCACTATTCCAAAGACCGCGATTAAGTTCTGTTACGGGATCTTTTTGACCTACGGTAGTGAGAGAGTTTTCAATATACCAACCACCAGGGCCTTGAAATGCATGAGAATACATTTTTGCCCATGGAAGTTCTTCTCCATCAGGAGCGGGTAGAAAGCGAATCACTGCCGAACCTACTCCAGTTTTATCCATTTCTGGTTTCCAGAAACGCTCATCGGCACCACCAGAAGTGGTATTCATTTTTTCTACTTGCTTCACCAATTTTTCAGTAAGTGAACCAAGAGAAGATTGTTTTTTTAGATTTGCAAAATTAGACATTTATACCTCGGATTTGTTAGGATTTGGCTTTTGTGTGCTTTCTTATTCTACAGGTCGGAACCCGTTTTGTCAATCTGCTGTTTCATAGACTCAAGCATTTTAGACATATTATTGAAAATAATGTTCATGTCAACATTCGCAGGAAGACCCATTAACTGAGCAGAATCAGCAATACGTTGCTTCATCTCCTTTGCTTCTGGATCATCAGACAAACTTAAACGAGTATAAAGAATCTGCTGTTTATTTAAAAGTTTTTCGAGCAGATCAACGTGTTTAATTTTATCCTCTTTTGTCATTGAAGAAAATTCAAATATACTTCTGTAAATTTTTTCTTGCAATTCTGAAATTTCTGTTATTTCAGCAATAACAACTTCGGAATTAAAAAAACTCATTGATCCTCCAAAATAATTTCTTTTAAAATTTTACGAATAAGAAATACGTCAGTATTTAGGAATGGACTATACTTTTTAACTCTGCGACTGACGGTTTCCCAGACTGGATCTTGGAGTTTTTTATCAAAGTTTTTTGAATATGAAAAGACTTTATCCAAAAGAACCATTGTTTCAAGAGATACTTGACCACACAAATGGTTTTTCAAAAGTACAGGATGTCCCTTTGAACATTTAAATATATCTTGAAACTTATTTTCGCCAAATAGTGTTTGACTTTCTTCTTTAAAAAAATAGGAAAGAGATTGAATTTTCTTTTGCCAATGTTGATACCTTCCTTCTCCTTCTTTGATCATTTCACCAATCCAAAGTGTTTCTGGATCTGAGCAAGACACAAAGTTTGCGACAAAAAAATTTATAACTTCCTGATCTGATTTTTGTCTTGAAATTTTTTCAAACCACATTCTATCTTTACGTTTATAAAAAGATTGAACAGTTGCTCTTGATTTACCACAGTACTTGAAGTAATCGTAGTTATCTTTTGTAAAATGATTTTTTAGCGAAAGATAACATTTATAAACATCGAAAGGCATCATTCAAAAAAAGTAATATGGGAATTTTTTTCCGGGAAAAAAATTTCCCGAAAAATGAGTTAAAAGATCAATTTTGCTCTGGAAGTCTTTTTTAGAAAGTTAAGTTCCATTGCTTCATACTTAATCTTTTCTTTCAAAGGTTTTGAAATAAGTTTTGGAACAGATTCCAAATCAATGTTGTTTTGTTCACAGAAATGAACAATGGCATCAATATAACTCATTTCATCATTAAGTTGAACAAGATTTTCAATCTCTTGAGCAAATCGTGATTGGCAAAAGAACTTGCTTTCTAATACTTTTTCTAATTCATTCTCCATCTGGCCTAGTATTGTGATGTACAAATTCTTTAATATAACGAACTAATAATTTAATATAATCGCTTTTGTTTCTTTTGTCAAATACTTTTACTTCTCCACCAGGGGTTACCATTAAAGTAATTAATTTAATCGGAGGAATATCAGTAAGTTCATAATATGCAGCAGCATAAAACATTTCTTGAACGAAATAATTTTGAATCCATTCCTCCGGTTTAATTTTTTCAGATGTCTTAAAATCAATAACTGCCAATTCTCCTTCGTATTCAGCAATACAATCAACTCTTCCTGCAAGACCAAGATATTCTGAATACAATGTTCTTTCAATTGCATGTATGTTATTTATTTTATCAAGATATGGTTTTGCATGATAAAACATAATCTTTGTTATGGGTTGATAATTTTCCCAAACAAGTTTTTTGTTTTCAAGATAATCTTGGCAGACTTGGTGAAAATCGGTTCCTCTTGCTGTTGCTTTTTTTGTAATTCTATTTGCTTCTTCCAGACCCACACGATTTCTCCAGTCGATAAAGATCTGGCGATTATAGAAAGAAGTCACAGAAGTAATTGAAGGAACCCATTTACCATCTGGAAGATGATACAAACGCATACCGTTAGTTTCTTTTTTTTCTAATTCAAGATCACCCAAATAATTATGATGAATAAATGTCATAGGTTTAATTCATGTTTTGCAATAAGATATTCTTTGACTAATCCGCTACGGCAAACGTCTTCGATATTAAATTCAATAATATCAAAAGACGGCATTACGCGCAAAATTTTCATAAAATCTATAATACCATTTTTTTCATTTGTTTTAATCAAGTCAGTTTGAGTTGCATCACCACAAAACATAATTTTACTATTTTCACCAACACGAGTAATAATAGAATCACTCTCATGAAAATTTAGGTTTTGAAATTCATCTACAATAATAATGGCATTATCCAAAGTAGTTCCACGAATAAAAGAAGTAGACCAAAAACTAATAGTTCCTTGAGTTTTAAGGTTTCCATAGAGCATTTCGAATGATGCATCATCTGGCATTTCAAACATATACTTTACCATATTCTTATATGGAATTTGATAAAGTGATGATTTATCCTCGTGATCACCAGGAAGAAAACCAATTTCACGAGTAGCAACAAGAGATCTTACAATGTATATTTTGTCATATGGAGTTCTTTCATCTAATACATCTCGGAGAGCGTTATAAAGGGTAATAAAAGTTTTTCCAGTTCCAGAGCAACCATAAGCAACTAAATTTTTATTGTCTTTATAAGCATTAAAAAGTTTTTTTTGATTATCTGTAAGAGGTTCAATCTCCCTCATTAAATCGATATTGATTGGTTTTCTGCGTTTCATTTGTTTTGCAGTCATTCCAACGCCAATTGGTTGATCTTCTAATCTTTTTCTTCTTGCCATAGAATAATTAAATTGGTTTTACTTTTGATCCCGGTGCTTTTGATGCGGATTTTAGAACATCGTTCCAACCAGGATGTTTAGACACAAGCTTATTTTGCCAGTCTCCGACTTCACCGGGAGTTGCACATCCTTCAGACCAATCACGTTTCCATTCTGGATTGTCTTTATACCATTGTTGAATTTCATGAACACTCATTTCTATGACTTTTTTTTCACCAGTTTCTTTATGAATGATTGGATAAATTGCCAAGGTTACTCCTCCATTGTATATAAGGATATTTATTCAATAATAATAGAAGGTGCATCGTCACATTCTACGCAATTAATACACTCTTCAATATCTGGATTTTTTTCAAGATACTTACTAAGTTCTTCCTTAGTCAGAAAAACTTTAAAAATATTTCCAGTTAGATTATCCTTTAAACACCAGTTTTTCATAAAGACCTCCCAATTACCTTTTTAATACATATTCTCTACATTTTAAACTCGTAGTTATGGGCTTAGTCGAGCTCGGTGTAACCTTTTCTCTTCATAATATTTCCAAACATTCGGTGCCCATAGTTTCAGTTCTGGAATAAATGCATCGCAGAGTGCTTGAATCTCAATCTGAGCATCAAGTTTAGAACGGAGATCCATAAAATGAAGAACAGAACGGAGGTTAAACGAAACCACAAAGTTTTGACGAATTGCCTGGGGTAGATAATCACGAATATGTTCCTCGCACATACCCTGCTCATAGTAATCAGCATACTCCTCACACTCACTCAAAATGCGATCCAACTTACGTTGACGATGCTCTTCGTTCCATTCATACTTTTTACCTTTACGGTTAGTGTAGAACCCCACAGGGCGCACGTAGAAGACCTCTTCAACATCAAGTTCACGCTTGGCAACTTTAACTACACGCTTTCCAGTATAACGTTGAGATTGAACATCCCAAGAAGTTCCAATACGATGAGTTCTTGCTTGAACCATTACATTATGAACAAATCCTGCTACCGAGAAAGTAATGCCAGGATGTTCCAGTGGTCCCCAATGTCCACGATCATTTGCAAGAAGTTGATCTACAATCCACTCACCACATTTTTGTGAAGACGGAACTTCAACTTCATGAATAGGAACCTCAGAATAATCACCCTTTCCTGCTTGCCAAATAACTTGTTCTGGGATTGGATAACATTGAAGTTTTACAACTTGAAGTCTTTTGTCAAGTTCCAATAGATCTTTTGATTTGATAGGTTTCATTTTTTTCTCTTCAGTTTGCGTATGCATCTTCATCTTCATAAAATACTTCGTCGTAATCTTCTAGATAAGGAGTAATTTGTTCATAGTTAAGATTTGATTTTTCATCAAATTCCAACTCCGACTTTAGACAATTTACTAAAGACTCAAGGTTTTTCACAATTAACTTAAGTTTTTCTTGATTCATTTTTATCAATTTACATAAAATAATCATAGACAAAAAAAGAGGGTAAGTCAAGTCTCCCTCTTGAATAATTTTATTACTACCAGAGTAGAAAAAGATTCTTTATAAAAAAGACTACCTTTCGATATAACTTAATGTGTGATTTTCTGCAGAAAGTTGATGGATAATAATATCACAACCAATTTTAGGATTGCAATCACCACAGGTGTAAACATCTACTGCTGCCTTACCTTCTTCTGGCCAAGTATGAATGCTGATATGACTTTCCGATAACAAGCAAAGAACCGTAACTCCCTGAGGTTCAAATTTTTTTGAGATTGTTTGAACGACTGTTGCTCCACTTGCTGCTGCTGCGTTTTCTAATAAGTCTATAAGACAACGCTCATCATCTAAAAGAACGAACGAACATCCATACAAATTTAGTAGATAGTGTTTACCCATTTATCAAGATCCTTCCTCTACCTCTCTAATTAATTTGCTCACATAATTTTCAGTTCCATCCATAGTTTTAACTTCAAAGATAGATGACCTCTGATATTTTTTAATCTTTTTATATTTTTTTAAAAGTTTTTTAACTTCATCTTTATAAATTTTTACTTCAATTTTTTCTTGACTAAAACCTTCACTCATTTTTTTTTCTTTTTTTCTGGTTGTTTTTGTCCCCAAAGTTTGGGATTTGTTCTCCCATATCCAAAATCAATTTTTTGAATCGAATTTGCCCCAAGTCTATCATAATACATATCAAAAATATTAACTCTAGATCCCCTCACAAGATCAATAAAATTTTCCCCATTTAGGATATACCAAATTAAATAAGCATCATTTGGAAAAGATTTATCATTTGCTTTTTCAAGAGTAGTTTTTTCCAAAAGAATTTCACATCCATATTCGGAAGGCAAAACTTGATTATCGATTTTTTTATTTTCTGACATTGTTCTTTCTTTTTCTAAAATAATAGTCACGAACGACCGCCCCAAATAATGTCAGAATAAGCTTCTTTCACATTTTCAAAAGATATTTTATATTTATCTGTTAGTTTTTTGTCCTTTACTAGAATAAGTAATTCGGATTCTTTTGGATGAAGTCCTTGAAGAAGGTTAATAAACATCATTTCCCTACGAATTGTCGTAAGAGTATTATTACCACCTTTCACATAATGATAAAGATTTGCATACTCCCTACGAAGTGATGTTTTACCTCTCCCATCAAGATCTTGACCAGTGGCAGATTCTCCACCATATGCTTCTCTTTTCAAATTCTCAGATAAAGTTCCAGAATAAACAGATTGCTCATCCGCATTAGCATAAGGAACTTCTCCCTCGGGAAGAAGAGAAATTACAGTTTCATCAAAATTCCAAATAAAAATTGTTTTTAACGAGTCATGCTCATATGTTTTAAGAACTTCTACTTTTTTTGCATTACTTCTTTGTTTTGAAGCAAGTTCCAAAATCTCAAACACAAAAGGATTTGTTGGAAGAGTTTCTAATGGTTTTTCAGCCTTTATTTTTGTTGCAGACATAATCTTTTATACAATTCAGGTTATTATAATATTATTTTGTTTATTTATCAATTATCTTCATCTTCTTCAAGATCTTCGTTATCAAAAAATCCCTCTTCAAAACGAACAGCAAGAACTTCATCTGGAACTATATTTCCATTATTATCAAGAAATTCTGGATGAATATTATGAATTCCATATATTCTTTCAACTTGGTATTGCTTAAAAATCCATCCCCCAACAAGACCAATAAAAAGAAACATCACACAAAACAAAATTGTGAATGTAAGAACAATAGATAGTTCCATTTGTTTTCTCCAGAGAATTTACTTTTTTCTGATATCAAAATAAAATTCTATAAAAAAATGAAATTCTCTTTTTAAAAAAGAAATCATTTTACCAAATTTCAATTGAAAAACTTTTGGTTTTAATTCTCTCCTCCGTTTATTCCTAAGTAATAGTTCAATTCCCCTGTTAATATGGGGATCTGACTTATTTAGTTGTTTTTTTTCGTCTTCCTGGTCTTCTATCATAACTATATCTCCAAGCATCTTCAAGAATACCATAAAGGTAATCTTTTATTTTTCTTGCTTCTGGTTTTGAAATATGGCCATATCCTTCGCGAAGTTGTTTATGAATTTCATCAGAACCTCCCTCAAGATAATCATTTAAATCCATTACAAGATTACTGATTTCATTTGCTGTTGCACTTTGAATAAATTGTTCGACTTCAATTTTTTTAGTTCCGCGAACTTTGAGATAATCATAAAATTTCAATACAAACTTACCTTTAAAGGCATAGTCAATTGCCTTTTCCACATCACCATAAACTTCATGAATTGTAGTTTCCATTAAACCAAATTTTGCTCCTTAAGGTATTGAACAGTATCGATACATCCACCGATGTGGTTATCATCAACAATGACTTGGGGAAATGTAGATCCTTGACCAAATTCTGCGTAGAATTCTTCCCGTGTAAAGTCTTTATTCAAATTATAAACAACATATTGTAGTTTTGCTAACTGTAATACCTCCCGAACTTTTGTGCAATAGGGGCAACCATCTTTAGAATAAATTGTGAACTTCATAATTCCTTACAGAGTTTTGTGGAATATTTATAGAGTCTTTATTATATAATTGTTTTGATAATGTGTAAAGTTTATTTCATTGAATTTTATAAGTTTTTTGTTAAAAGGCAAAGAAAATCAACCAGCATCCAAATAAACAACGGTAGAATCAGTAGTTCCTACAAACTTACTGTTTTCTACCGTTGTGTGAGTTGTTCCAGGACCAAAATACATCGGAATTCTAGTAACACCCTCAATAGTCATATTTGAAATCGTCACATAAGAAGGTGCTGCATTTTGCAATCTTTCCGTATGCCCGTGAAGATGAGAAGATTCTTTTACATTCTCATCTTCACCATTCATACCTAGACCAACTGTGCGAATAGAACCTTTTAGAGTGCAATTTTCAATTTTAACATTTGATGCTTTGATTCTAATTTCAGTGGTCTTTCCATTATTGAAAAGACCATTTCTACAATTGATTACTGTACCATCTTTTTTAATTTGATAAATCTCATAAGGAACATCTTTCGGACTTTCGCAAGACATTAATAGAATTGGTAGAAATCCCAGAAGATACTTTAGTTTCATTTTCCTTAGAGGGTAATTCTTTATATAGGTTGGGCCAAGTATCTCTGATGATTTCTGCTAACTTGTATGGTGTATCAGAACTAATCATTCTTAAACTTAAGTGCTTCTTCCCAATCCTTTTGGAAAATCTCAAGACCTTTATCAGTCATAACGTTCTTATACATTTTCCAATAAACGAGTGGTGGAATTGTAACAATATCAGCACCAGCAATCGCACACTGCTCAACTTGCCTTACTTCACGAATTGAAGCAGCAAGAATTTGCGGAGTAACTTTTTTCCACCAACAAGAATTATCAAATGCTTTTCGGATATTCTTGATGAGTTCAATTCCATCTACAGAATTATCAATCCATCGTCCAACGAATGGTGAGATGTATGTTGCCCCTGCTTTACCAGCAAGAATTGCTTGGGCAACAGAGAACACAAGAGTTACGTTTGTCTTTACTCCAATCTCAGATAGGTGCTTACATGCCTTAAGACCCTCTACGGTACAAGGAACCTTAATCGTAATTGATGGAGCAATGGAGTAATACTTCTGTGCCTGAGAAAGCATTTCTTCGGCAGTATCAGCAACTACTTCACAAGAAATACTTTCAAGTTCTGAACACTGCGTATAGATTTCGTTTGCTACTTCTAGCAGTTCCTTTCCATTCTTGAGAATAAGTGAGGGATTAGTTGTTACACCATCAATAACTCCATTTTTATATGCTGGAACAATCTGGTCAATATCAGCAGTATCAAGAAAAATTTTCAAAGGTTTTCCTCCTGTTCGGTTAGAATTACACAATCGGATTTTGGATATGCTACACAAAGCATTGTGAAACCAGCAGCAAGTTGTTCATCATCAAGGAATGATTGTTCATCATTATCAACTTCTCCACTAATTACTTTGCCCGCACAAGATGAGCAAGCACCAGCACGACAAGAATAAGGAAGATCAATTCCAGCTTCGTCTGCTGCTTCAAGAATATATTGGTCTTCATGACATTGAATAACTTGTTCGGTATCATCGGGAGAACGAAGAGTAATAGAATAGGTCATAATAGTTTTAATAAGTGTAAATGAAAATTAGGAATCACCTAGAGTGAAATTTTGAAGTGAAGCAGAAACATTATCAATATACTCATCAAATGCTTCCTTCACAGTTTCTTTAATCGTGCTACGAGGAATGAATACATCAGTTTCTGGTTTGTACTCTGGATGTTTCCTCTCAAATGCTTCAGTTGTATTATACATTACTTCTGTAGTAATCTCACGAAGAACTCGTAGAATTCTTCCGTCAAGATGCTCATAAGAATAACCAGGAAAAAATTGCTCTTTTGTTAGATGAAACAATCTCCAATAAGTGGCAACTTGCTGTTCAAAAAGTTCAGCATATTCCGATTGGTCTTCGGGAGAATTAAAATTGGGTAGGTCCATAAGTTTCTTATTGACTAATTTAGTTTAGCATAATGAGTATAAGATCCAAAGCATCTGTTTGGAAATTAAGACAAAAGACCTTTGAGTAGATGTGTTGCTTCGGAAAATCTATCCACATAATGAATGAGTTTCATTTCTTCATTATTGAGAAATCCATTCTCAACCATCTCTTCCTCAATCCAAGTTCTTAATGTTCTCCACATTCTTCCAACACAAATCACAGGTTTCTTATCCATATGTTTTGCTTGAATGAGTTGGTAAATCATTGCCATCTCAAGAACTGTACCAATACCACCTGGAGTTACGATAAAGGCATCACAATCAGAGAAGGTCTTAAGTCGTGAATAGAAAGTTTCGTGCTGTTCGTATTCTTGAACATAAGAATTTACACCATCCTCAAAGGGAAGATAGATTGCTTGAGCAATAGAGCACAGGTGTCCGTCACCTTTACAGACACTCATAGCACCTCTGTTTGCTGCCTCCATTGCTCCTGGGCCACCACCAGTGACCACAACCCATCCATTCTCTGCAATATTTCTTCCAAGTTTTTCTACTGCCTTATAAAGGTTTGATTCTGGGTCTGTCCTTGCTGAACCAAAAATTGCTACCTTCTTCATTTAAACTCTCTCATACCAGTACATTCTACACCATTCTTCATCATTTTAACAAGTGCTTCTTGTGCAGATTCCATTTGAAAATAAACTGCCGATTTCTTTTTACCAAGATAAATGTAATCTACACAATAAAATCCAGTCTTAAGTGGGTCAACCAGTTTCATAAGATTATATCAGAGATAATACAAAAAGAAAAATACCGAATGCTATGAATAATGTGATAGTTCCAAGCATAAAAAAGAGGGTTTAGAACCCCCTTATTTATTATTCAGTTTTCAGGAAACTCAACCGATGGATGGTGCAGTGAGAGCAACGGGAGTTGCTTCGGCAGCAGCCAGGTCCAGTGGGAAATTATGAGCATTTCGTTCATGCATAACTTCCATACCAAGACCAGCACGGTTGAGCACATCTGCCCAAGTGTTAATCACATGACCCTGACCATCTTGAATAGACTGGTTGAAGTTGAAACCGTTCAGGTTGAATGCCATAGTGCTAACACCAAGAGAAGTGAACCAGATGCCAACTACAGGCCAGGCAGCAAGGAAGAAGTGCAGTGAACGTGAGTTATTGAATGACGCATATTGGAAAATAAGACGACCAAAATAACCATGAGCAGCAACGATGTTGTAGGTCTCTTCTTCTTGACCGAACTTGTAACCATAGTTCTGTGACTCATTCTCAGTGGTTTCACGAACCAGTGAGGAAGTAACCAGAGAACCGTGCATTGCGGAGAACAGTGAACCACCGAAGACACCAGCAACTCCAAGCATGTGGAAGGGGTGCATCAGGATGTTGTGTTCTGCTTGGAATACAAGCATGTAGTTGAAAGTACCAGAGATGCCAAGAGGCATTGCATCAGAGAAAGAACCTTGACCGAAAGGATAGACCAGGAATACAGCAGAAGCAGCAGCAACAGGTGCGCTGTAGGCAACCATAATCCAAGGACGCATACCTAGACGGTATGAGAGTTCCCATTCACGACCCATATAGCAATAGATACCAATGAGGAAGTGAAATACAACAAGTTGGAAAGGACCACCGTTGTAGAGCCATTCATCGAGGGAAGCAGCTTCCCAGATGGGATAGAAGTGTAGACCGATAGCATTTGAACTAGGAACAACAGCACCAGAGATGATGTTGTTACCGTAGAGAAGAGAACCAGCAACGGGTTCACGAATACCATCAATATCTACTGGGGGTGCAGCGATGAAGGCGACGATGAAGCATACAGTTGCAGCAAGCAGTGTTGGAACCATCAATACACCAAACCACCCCACATAGAGACGATTATTAGTAGATGTAATCCAAGAACAAAACTGTTCCCAAAGTGAAATATTTGATTGTTTTGTTGAAATTGTAGCAGTCATTTTTGAAAAAGGGTTAGGTAAAAGTTCGTGGGGACGAACAGGTTCGTTATTTCTTCTCACCCCTAGAGAAGATATGAAAGACGTATTTACCCTCCCATAGGTCTTGGTTATCGGGAGCACAAAGGTTTCGGATTTGTTACATTCCTTAACTTGTTGATGTATTTATCATACTACGGTTTCCCGTCTCCGTCAATCCCCCACCCCCTGCGACAAGTGACTTGACTTACCCATAAGATTATTATTATAATACCTTTGTTGGGTTTAAAGAAATAACTTAATTATTTAAAGAATATTAAATATAGAAAAGATCATTTATTTTATTGCATCTGTATAAATATCAATATCATATCAAAAATGCCCAGAGAGTGGAACACTCCTATAAGGGAACCTTGGAACGCACCTATACATAATATTCTAAAAGCAATTGATAATCACACTCAAGAATACTTCAAGAGTGGTGATACTTGGCATCTACAAAAAGCACAACTACTCCGAGAGTATGTTTCAGAATTAAAAACTTGGATACACCTTGAAGAGAAAAAAAATAAATAATTTAAAAAATGGAATTTAAAATCAATATGGGAACTATTATAACTTCAGTATTTGGTGCTGCTATTATTGGTGGTTTCACAGGATTTTGGACGGTATCTCAAAATACTTTAGTTAATACTAAAGATGTTGAAAAAGTTAAAGAAGATGTAAAAGAACTTAAAGATAGTCAAAAAGAAGATAGACAACTTCTATATCAGATTTTAAGGGAGATTAAAAATAAATGACTAATGCAGTATGGAGTGTAAATATATTATTAGGTATTGGACTTATCGGGGTTGCCTGGGTCATCTATAAAGTTCTTATCTGGGATAATGAGGAAAACAATTCTACCACTACTCATCATTCTCCGACTGATGACAAATGATGGATTATTTTTAGAAAACAGAAGACCTCTGCCAAAAAGACAACCGGCAGAAGTCTTTAGGTTTACTTTCTCAGAAAGAGAATTGATTTTCTCAAAGTTATTAAGAAACTTATCATATGTTTCGGTAAGCTGAAGAGATATTTCTGGATTTTCAAAAACTCCAGAAATTTTTTTTCTATTCAACAACTCTGATGGTTTTTTAAATGCCACTATTACAACAACTTTTTATTATAAGAATATTTATTATACCTTAAAATCTTAAAATTATCAACCTTTTAGTTAAACCAACCCAGACTTCCATAAGGCACCCTCAGCTTTCCTTCTTCTCAACAATCCTGCTTCAACAGTTGAACCTGGATTACGATAAAGTTCTAGTGCCTTTGGAACCTCATCCCACTTCTTCTCTTTAAGAACTCTGGTGATAGTAGTATATCTAGGATGACCATAAAAATCAGCACCATTATTATAAGCAAATGATAGAAGTGCTCCTTGTTGATTCTCATTCATCTCATTCCAGTGAGGAATTTTTGTAAGTGGTGGGAGATATTCCTTTTTAAGTTGATCATATAAAAGATTATCTGCTTCATGTTGAGATATTTTTTCAGTGATGCTAAAAGGTGCCCCATTTGTATTTCTTGTAGAACCCCACCCAATTGTAACTGGAAGTCCTCCAGTAAGAGGGTCATAATATGCGAATAGATGACACCCCTCAAACTCTTTAATAAGTTTTACACCTTCTTCTGGAAGAGTATTCTTTGCCGTGGTAGTTGGTTTGTTTCTGTATCTTCGTGCAAATTCTTTCACAACTTCTGGTGGAGTATTTGCTTGAAGATATTCGAAGGCATCTATTTGTTGTGGTTCACCTACAAAATACTCTGCTGCATCTGTAAATTTTATAGTCATTTAAATACTCTTCCCCAACCAGTTTTATCACGACCTTTTGTTAACCAACGATACTGTAAATCACTTTTCTTATATACAGCACCTTTACCATTTGTAGCAGGTCCAGTGTATCCATCATTCAAAGAACCATAAGGGTCATTCACAATATAATCATCACCTTTTTTACCAATTACGACGCACATATGGCCCCCAGTAGGATGAGACAAGCTACCTCTATGTAAAATGCCAATAACAACTGGCCTTCTAGCAGCAAGCTCAGCATCAAGATCTGCAAACCCAAGATTGTAACGAAACTCAGAACGGACACCATATCCGTCAAGTACTTTTGTTTGAACTGAATGATCGGTTGTATCACCGATAGCAAAAACTTTCTGAACGTAGGCATCGTCTCCTTTTGCCCCTTTTAATGTGCCTGGTTTAAAATACTCTAAGCACATCGCACAAGCAGAAGAATTACAAGTTCTGTGGGCATCTCTGTAATTATCTGTTTGTGGAAAATATGGAACATTTAGAACACCAGCATTAGTTGGCTTTGTTCTATAAATCCTTACCCAATTTGCTTCGTCCCGAACTAAATCAGGTTCTTTAGATAATAAATCTACCTCAAGTTGCTCAACAGCAGCAAGATGCTTTGGATTGTTTTTATCAAAATATATGAAGAAATTGAGAAGATCTATTTGCATTTTAATTACAAAAAAACTCTGCTCCCTTATTTAGGAGCAGAGTAAAAATTATTTTATAGTTTTATCAGTAAGTTTCACTAAGTTTATTAATCGAATGAAAAAGAAGCACTAGAAATCCAATGCTTGTTACGGTGAAAAACAGTTCAGTCATTCACCATACTCCTGGAATTACCTGACCAGTCACAAGATAAGCACCAACGGCAGCGACGAACCCAATCATCGCAGCGCGACCATTTAGACGTTCTGCTGCTTCAGTAAAAATTTTATTCATTTTAGTTACCTCCTATCAGAAAATACCGAAGAAAAATTTGCCAGTAATGGCATAAGAAATGAAACCAGCAATAATTCCCATCATTGCCCAACGACCGTTAGTCGTTTCACGAATTTCATTTGGGGTGTAGATACCATAGTTCTCATCATAATGCATTACTGGTTCTTTGGCAAACATATTTTGTTGCCCAAACTCATTAGTTGTTACAGTCATTTTCGTTTTATTACGAATTGTTACTTTATTATATAGTAAAACTGATTCCATGTCAAACACCTTTAGTAGTCACTTATACTTATTTTGTCAGGATTTCCCAATTTTATGTTTCTTCATACCATGAATTGATATATTTTTCTTGATCTTCCGTAAGAGAATCGATGAAAATATTCATTGCAGCAAGTTTAAGTTTTGCAATTTCTTTATCTTTTTCTGGAGGAATTGGATAAATTCCCGCTTCAAGTTTACCTTGATTCTGAACCAGATACTCAACAGCAAGTGCTTGGTTCGCAAAACTCATATCCATAACAGCAGAAGGATGACCTTCAGCAGCACCAAGATTTACGAGACGCCCATCAGCAAGAACAATAATTTCATTGTCTGGAGTTACATACTTTTTGACGAAAGGGCGAACTTCTACAACTTCTGTTGACATTTCTTCCAGTGATTTTAGATCAATCTCATTGTCAAAATGCCCAGAGTTACAAACAATCGCACCACTCTTCATAGCACGAAGATGATTTTTAGAAATTACATTTTTATTTCCAGTCACAGTAATAAAAATATCACCAATAAAGGCAGCATCTTGTATTGTTGTGACTTGATACCCTTCCAGAGTTGCCTCAATTGCTTTTACTGGATCAATCTCAGTGACGACCACGTTTGCTCCCATCCCTTTGGCTCGAAGAGCCACTCCTTTGCCGCACCAACCAAATCCAACAACGACCACAGTTTTTCCAGCAAGAAGAATGTTAGTTGCACGAACAATGCCATCAAGAGTAGATTGACCAGTGCCGTACCGATTATCAAAAAAATGTTTGGTTTGGGAGTCATTTACGTTAATCGCAGGATGCTTTAGAACGCCATCATTGATCATAGCACGAAGACGAACAATACCAGTAGTGGTTTCCTCCGTAGTTCCAATCAGATCAGAAATTTGCTCTGGACGTTTTTTAATCAGAGTTGCAACTACATCAGATCCATCATCAATAATAATATTGGGACGATGATCGAGAGCAATATTAATATGTTTAGTATAGGTTTCATTATTTTCGCCTTTCATCGCAAAAACTGGAATATTCCAATATTTTACAAGAGCAGCAGCAACGTCATCTTGAGTTGAAAGAGGATTACTCGCAATCAACATTGAATCTGCCCCAGCATTTTTAAGAGCAATACAAAGATGTGCAGTTTCTGTTGTGACATGATTGCAAGAAACCAAACGAACTCCTTCAAGTGGTTTTTCTTTGGCAAACCTTTCTTGAATTTGTTTAAGAACAGGCATTTCTCTACCTGCCCATTCAATTCTTTGTTTACCAAGTTCAGCAAGGTTAATATCTTTAATATCGTATTTCATAAATCTCCATATAAAAAGAGGGGTTTTATCCCCTCCAGTTTAATATACTTTCAGATTATCAGAAAGTAAACTTTGTCTGAACAACACCACCCCAGCTATCAGAATCTTGATAACCTTGATTGTTATCAACATAGAAGAGAGCAGGAGTAATGCTGATGTTGTCAGTTACTTGGAACTTGTAGAAGAACTCAAGCATTGTAGCATCACTTACGCCACGGGTTTCGGCAGAAGGTGCTTGACCAATGGCAACACCAGCAGCGTTACCAGCGATGAACGCATCATTCCACTGAAGACCAACGAACCAGGAATCTGAATCGGTAGCATCAGTGACACCAGTAGAACCACTCACGAAGTTATAACCATAACCAGCAGAGATGGAAGGAACCCAACGACTCTCAGAAGGTTGCCAGTAAGCATTCACAGCAATGCTGTTTGATTCTTGACCATCTACGAGAGCACCATTGGCACCCAGGAGACCATTGTAGGTGCGAGGACGAGTGCCCTCAGAACCATAACGATAACCAACACCAATACCCCAGTTGGTATCACGATAACCTGCCTGTGCCATAAAGTTTAGAGCACCATCAGAGTCAAACACACCAGAACTAGAATCATCGCCATTTTGAGCAACATAATTTAAACCAGCAACAAAACCCTTCCTACCACCATACTGAAGACCCACACCAGCACCAACTGCCTTGTTATAGACACCAGGAGCACCAGCAGTAGTAAAGAAGTCAAGAATTTCCGACTTATAGGCAGAAGGAATCCATGCCATTTCAGTATTACGAACCAGAGGACCAGCAGTGACAGTCAGTTCGGAACCAGCAAGAGTGACAGGGAACTGATAGTAAAGACGATCAATCTCTACACTATTGTCAGTGGTTTCTGCTTTGTCAAGTTTAAATAGAGAAGAACTAGAACCGAAAGGTTGATCACTGAAGTTACCAGCACGAAGACGAGTGCGAAGCAGATCCCTACCAGTGAACGAAGTATCAAAGTTCAGACGGAGATCATAGTTGAATGCGGTGTTGCCAACGTTTCCACCATCATTCGTATCAAGACCAGGAACTCCACCAAGAACGAAGGATGCTTCACCCTTGAGTTTGGTAGTAGTAGAGAATTGCTGAGATTCCAGAACACCAACTTTAGATTCTAGACCATCAACACGACCACGAAGAACAATCAGTTCTGCTTTGAATTCTTCTTGAAGTTTACGAAGTTCATCAGTAACTTCAGTTACGCGATCCAGGCAAGCATTCAGCAGTGCTGCTGCCTCGTAACGGGTCATAGCACGACCACCACGATAAGTGCCATCAGGATATCCTGCGACACAACCATAACGCTCAATCAAATTGGAAAGAGCTTGATATGCCCAATCAGTAGGTTGAACATCAGAGAATTGAGAGATACTTGTAACTTGTTCAGAAGAAGCATACTGATTCACATCAGTAAGATTCAATTCTGCAGCAGTTGCAGCGGGAGCAACAAGACCCAGAGCAACTGGAGCAAGCATCAGTTGTTTAAGAAAATTCATAAATTTTATTTTTGTTTGTACTATAGAACAACTATTAAGAATTATAACAAAATTCTTAACTCAATATTTAGTATAAATGACC